ATTTTTTACCTGTATATACATACAGTTGACAGGTAAGCAGATGATTATACACCCCGCGATTCCAGTCGGCAACTTGGCTTGACGTGCAAACAATGCAGCCAAACGACAGGCGCAACATTCTGTCACATTTCGTGCTAAGCAATTGATTTACATAGCCAAATTACAAGCTGCATACTGGATACATCTAATACAGTTGTCCCAGGAGCCTATATTGTTGGCATAAATGCACCTAAATAATAAGTAAGCGGTGACTTGTCATTGCGCGGTTGATCAGCTATGATCCGCTCAGTTGAAAATTACAGTGACGGATCATGAAGACGTTCGATATTGACGAGTGCGCGGAGTTTCTGAAGGTAGACAGAAAGACAGCACTGCGCCTCTCAGGTGAGGGCAAACTGCCAGGAGCCAAGATCGGCCGTGCCTGGGTATTCCTGGAAGATGACTTGGCAGAATATCTGCGGGCGCAGGTGCGCATCCAGGCGCGTCAACGCCAGGTCGAAGCGGAGGTGGAGATGGGATTGGAGAAGGCGGCCGCTAGAACCGTCCCTATGATGCCGCCGACCCCGCGCCAACCAGGCCGGAAGCGTCGCGAGCCTCCGAACCTGGATCATTACAAGCTACCAGAGCTTGTCGGCAAGGTGGCTGCCGCGTAGGTTGCTGTAGCGCTTCAGCATGCGCGTGGACGAGTGTCCGGTAATCTTCATGATTTCGAAGTCCGACATCGTCGTCCGCTCAAAGAACCGCGATGTCGCCTCGTGGCGCAGATCGTGGAAGCGCAGATCCGGCGCCCCGGCGTTCTCAAACACCCGGGCGAACTGGATCGACAGTTTGCTGGTCAGGGCGCGCAGATCGTCCACATTCAATGACCCGTCCCACCAAGGCATCAGTCTTCCCTCCTTGAACGAAAACCCCTCCATCTTGCGCGTGCCGTCCTCGACGTGACGGAAGTATTCTTGCAGCTTCGCCACCGCCACCGTTGACAACGGCACCTGGCGCTTGCTGCCGTTCTTCGTCTTATCCAAGAACACCGTGCGCTCCGGGATGCTGACTTGGTCGAGGGTCAACGTGTAAATTTCCCGCATACGCATCGCCGACTCCAGGGCCAGGTCGAACATCAGCTCCAGCGCGCCCTGATACTTCAACGCCATTGGGCGCTCGCGATCCTTCGGCTTCACCCTGTCGAGAATGGCGCGAATTCTCGGCTCCTCATCTCGCTCCAGGCGCCTGTCACGTTCCTCGTCGGTGCGCTTCGCGTGGTCTTCGTCGTGAGCCTGCGCGACCGACTTGTCCTTCTCCGTGTATTGCGCGTAGCGCTTCGGCAGCTGCCGAATCGGGTTGATCACCAGGGGCGCGATGTTACGCCGGCTGCCGTAGTCGAAGCACCGGCCCAGCGCGCCTACGTGGTGCCTGATCGTGCCAGGCGACAGGTTCAGCTGCGTCTTCATTTCGAAGATCCAATTCTCGACCCAGGCGTAATTGATGGCCTCGATCGTCGTGGTTCCCTTGCGTCCGTAGATCACGTTCAGGATCTTCATGTCGGAGTCGGCCACTGCGTTGTTGGAGAGGTATTGCCGAATCAGCTCGGCCAGCAGCGTCACCTTGCCGTCAGCGCTCAGCTCGGCCGGCACAATACCCTGGTCGAGCATCGCCTCAATCTTCGCCACGTAGGCGTCTGCCGCGGCTTCCTGGTCGGCGTCATAGACCAGATAGATTGGCTTGGGCAGTAAATTCTTCCGCTTGATGATGTATTCGAAGCGCCCTTTTCGGAATCGCTTTGTCGCCATGTTTGCTCCTGTTTCCTTGACTGTGAATTGCCGTTGACGGCCAACGCACACATTATACGGGTGGATAGGCCACTCGGCCGGGTGGATTTAACGGGATTCAACGGGATTCAACGACATTCCGATCAGTCAGCGATGACCAAAAAAAAAGCCACCCGAAGGTGGCTAAGTCATTGTTTCTACTGCTTTTTATTACTCAGTAAAACTGGAGGCGAGGAGGGGAATCGAACCCCTGTAGACGGCTTTGCAGGCCGCTGCATACTCAGCAAAAACAATGACTTACATACATATTCCACCCGGAAATCCACCCGGACTTAATTCTTAGGCAACCACCATATTGTTGTATCCCTGCACTACTTCGGCCCAAATCAGGCCAAAGGCGTTGAACACATCGGCCTCCAGACCGAACACCGGCAGCGGCATTCCGGCATCAGACTCACGCCAGAAAACGTATTGTAACGCGACGTGGCGCGGTGGTGCTTCGTCCAGGCAAGCCTGGGCGATCGGGCTAATGGCGTGCGTCTTGCGGAACTCGGCCAAGCCGCGGTGCGTCAGCCGGGAGACTTCGACGGTATCCATGCCAGTCTCCAGGGCGAACAGAACCGCCGCGGCGCGGGGCTGCTCAAGAATGAGCAAGCCATTCTTGAACTCGGTCGAGGTCAGCACCGTGCGGTTTGGCCGGTAGTAAGAGAGCATCTTCGGGACCGGCAGCTGGTTGTTCCCTACTGCGCGCGTAATAGCCGCGAGGGCAATTTCAACAGCCGATTCTGCCTGATCGCGACGGCCAAGTTCAGACAGGCGTGCGATGAATGCGGTGATTTGTGTGGGGTCGATTTCCCCCACCGGCTGCTCCCACATGGGAGAGCTGGCGAGGGGTGAGGTGCCGACTTGGTCGGCGAGAATTTCTTTCAGTGCAGTCATGGTTCCTCCTATGAGGAGGATACCATTTCTCAGGTGAGTTCTGGCACTTTAAGCAACATCAGGGAGGTGGCGATTTCGTCGATATTGGTGTCGTCGAACTGCTCGATGAGGCGGTCGTAACGGAAGTGGCCGGCCGGTGCGTCGTCGGCGTCTGGTCGGGCCGCGCCGTAGGCTTCCTCGATCCAGCCTCTTTCGACGCCGCTCATGATCAGCAGTCGCTTACTTTGGGCCTCAAAAGCGCGCGTCACGGCCAGCTTCGTTCCGAGGTTACGGGCGCTGTCGATTTCTTGCAAAAAACGCCTCAAAAAGCGGTCAATAATCACCGGTTGCGAACTATCGACGAACACTTGGCACAGAGAAATGTGTGAATTTTCGGCGCAATATTTTCGAATGTTCTTCGCGCCCTGTGGCTCACATACGACGACGACATGGTCGCCTTGCATGTGCAGACGCTTCAGTTCCGCAGTGCAGAGGCCATAGTAGTGCTCGCCGAACTTGGCGGACTCCACGAACATTTCGCACTGCTTCAGGGCGAGGAACTTGTCCAAGCTGACGAAATAGTAATCGACGCCGTCGACTTCGCCAGGGCGCGGTGCGCGCGTGGTTGTCGAAACGGCACGCAAGGCGCCCATCTTCTCCAGACGCGCTTCCAGGGTGGTCTTGCCGGCGCAAGATGGGCCGGTCAGGGTGGTCAGGCGTTTCATTTCTGTTCTTCCTTCAGGGTGTATCGGGTGGCGCCGAGCACCGTTGCCTTTGTGACCAGACCGCGTTTCAGCAGAGACTCCATGATCTTCGTCGTGCCGGACTTGTTGTCCCACATCCAGCCACAGCCTGAATACCAGTAGCCACCGTTGCGCTTGAGGGAGTTAAGCACGTAGGTCTGCGTCTCGCCGAGCGGCTTCAGTCTGCGATCAGCCATTGGTCGTCTCCTTTGCCGGCGCCTGGGCCAGCTTGGCGGTGATCATGGTCAGAAACGCCGTCATGGTGAACAGCGGGACTTCCTGGCCGCGGTTGTCGATCACCTGGATGATGATGTGGCGACCGTTCATGATCACGCGCTCCGTCCAGGGCATCGTCGCCTTTGCGGCCTTGTATTGCTCATCAGTCATCGCTACCGCCCTCCTCTTCCTCGCCTTCCATCAGGCCGGCCGTTTCAAGGGTGCCATTCGACAGCCACAGCCAGCCCTGCACCCAGATGCCGCCATCGCTTTCGGAGGTGCGCGCATCGTCATAAACTTCGATGTCGTTATCCGACGCCATTGCGAATTTGTCGCGGGCCAGCTCCACCAGCGCGGTGTGGCGATCGGTTCCGATTTCCTGCATGTCGCCAAAGCTCGCGCTGGCGTTGCGGCTCGACTCGGTGTAATCCTCGCCGGCGCCCGCCATCTCGTCGCGAATGGCCTGTGCCGCTTCAAGGGACTCAGCCTCTACTTCGATCCTCAGATTGAATTTCATTTACGCTGCTCCTGTTCTGGTTGGGCGGCCTGGCCCTCATTGATAGCCGCCACGATGCTTTCAAGGGAAATAGTGCCTGCGGTGTGCGGCCGGCGGTCTTCGTCGCGCGGGCCACTCCTCAACCACTGCACGCCCATACCGCGCGCCGCGAAGGCTTTCACCAGTTGCTCGGTTGTGACCTTCATGCGGCCTCCTTCAGCGCGTCGATGTTTGCGGCGCCTTCTTTGGCAGCTTCTTCGATTTCGAAGGCGCGCGAGAGCGTGTCCGCGATGGTCTTGTCCAGGCGATAAGTCGACTGGCTGAAGCGCGGGAGGAACAGGGAGTGCAGCGGGTTGCTGTCGCCCGGTTTCAGGATCAGGTTCGCAGTAACGGGCATGATCTTACCAACCCACTCGGTCGGGTTAGCGTCTACCGCGTCACGCATGGCCTCGCCCTTGATCGCGACATCGACTTGCAGGCCGCCGCACTTCGACGCACAGGCCAGGCTGCCGGCGCGGCCCGCGTTCTTGCCATTCAACTTGCCCGACACAACGCCCTGCACTTCCAGGTCAACTTCGAACTCCAGCTTGAGCTTGATCTGCTCGACACTGGTGCCGTCTTTCCAGAAGGCGGTCACACGTTTGATGATGGTGCCTTCACCGCCGCGGGCCAGAACTTCGGCGCAGTGCTGGTAGGCTTCACGCAGGCTCTTGACGAACTTCGTTTCGGTCAGCGTGATCAGCGGCGTGGTGTTCGCGCGGAGCTGTGCAATGATGCCGACCAGGCGCTTCTTGTAGCCGACTTCATACTTGCCTTTCGGCTTGACGGCGGACAGGGGGATTTGATCCCACATCACGAAGACAGGCTTCTCGTTTGGCGCGAAGTCGCCGCCTTTCAGCACGCTGTTCAGCACGCCGTTGCCGACCTCGCGGGCCAGGACGACGCCGTCACGCTGCACCAGGCACTCGCCATGCGATTGCGTGCCAGGCGTCAGGGTGGTGCGGATCGCGGTCGCCAGCTCTTCAAACTTCTCCATCGGGAACATCGAGCCTTGACGGCTATAGATGAACACGGCGCCAGTCGTTTCGTGATCGACGTTCAGGAACATGCCGTCCTGCTTCTCCTGGCTGATCGCGCCTTCGGTTTCGATGTTCCAGTCGGCGAACTTTGCCTTCGCCGGCAGCGAGCAGCGCATGTATGGGAAGTCCGGCACCAGGCCCGACCACACCTTGTTGCATGTTTCCTCACTGAAGCCAGCGCGCATGTCCTTCAACATGATGCGCTTGAACAGGTCTGCGGACGGCTGCGACAGGCGGTCGAGTTCATGGGCGACGGCCGCCAGCATGGCGCTCCCGGTCAGCGTGCGGTCGCGCATCTGCGCCAGCATCATCCAGGTCTGTTCGTTGAACAGCTCGCCGGCTGCTGTCAGCGACGAGCGGTTTGGCACGGCACGGATGCCGTAGCTGATGGTCGGGTCATACGCCATCTGGAGCGCCTTCTTCAAGGTGTCGCTCGATGCGCACGCCTTCAGCATGGCGATCTTGTCGTTCTTGCCTGGCGTGTTGCCGATTTCTTCAATCAGGCCAAATACTTCGTCGGTGTTCATTGTTACGTTCATGGTTTCCTCGTTAGGCTGGGGTTCGGGATGCCGCGATGCGGCGGGCGTATTGCAAAGGAGTCTCACCGGCTTGCATCGGCGGGCGGCCGACACTGGTCACGGCGGGCATGGGTTTCGGCGGCGCGGCGACGGGCGCCGGCTGCACGATGATTGGTGGCGACTTCGGTGCCGGCGCGGGCGCGGCGGGCGGCAGCTCGGCGACGGCAGCGGTGATAGCGTCGGCGTAACCACCCGACATGGCTTCCAGTTCAGCGTCGAGCGGGTCGACAGGCTTCACCTTCGGGAACGGTTTGGCGGCGAAGCGGTCGCCCTTTTTCGGATCGCGCGGGATCAGCGCCGGGTCGGTCAGATTCGTGATGCGCACGCCGAAATCACCAGCGACCTTGAATGGCAGGTGCAGTGCTTGCGGCGGGGTGCGCGGGAAGTAGTAGAGCGCGGCGCCGGCCAGCTGCTCCTGGTCGCGCATTTCACGCGCCAGGCACTTGCCCTGACGGCAGGCGGCAGCGCAGTCGTTGTGCAGCACGTTCTCGCGGCCCGCCTCGATCTCACCGATCTTGAACAGGCATGCGGCGTAGGACGGGCTGCGCTGAACAGCGTCGCAGCCCTTCAGGTAATAGGCGTTATTTCCGCCGGCGGAGGCCGACGGTGGGTAATTCGTGTCGTGCTTGATTGGCTCATTGATCATGTCGTTCTCCAGTTACCAACTGCCCCAATGGGCGTCCCGAATAATCGGTTCTTCCGGCTCTGCTGCCGCCGGTTCTTCCTTCACAACACCGGCACCGCTTGCGCCGATACCGAAATAAGATTGGATTGCATCGCTGTCAGCGCGGTTGTAGTGATCCGCGATGCGCTTCGCCAGCTCGTCAGCGCCCACGTTGAAGACGTTGTGGACGGTGTGCAAACCGAAGTTCAATTGCGCCACATTCAGGTATTGCCCTTTGCTGCTGCGCTTGCGCTTCTCCGTCAGGATCTTGTTGGCCGCCGCGTCCACTACGGAATGGCTGCCACGTTCGATGATCGTTTGGCCGCCGCCTATCTTCTTGTCGATGGCGCCGTAGCGCTTGATCAGGATTCCCGGCCCGGAGTGCTCCTTGATCAGCACGGTTTCGTAGAACTTCGTGCCGCCGTCGTGCTCCAGGTATTCGACTTCAACTTTGTATGTCACTGCTGACCTCCTTGCGCGCGTGTCGCGCAGCTTTCTCGATTTGGTAAGTTTACGGTTCGCACTCAGGATAGACAAGTCAGTAGTGACTTATCCGTAGAGGCAATCATCTTTTCTTCAAACGCAGCCTGGTCGCCACCGCCGAGGTCAGCACGTCCGCCTTGTAGAACGCCTCGCGCACCACTTCGCCGGCCACCTCGTTCGGATCTTTGTCTTTCGGCAGGATCGCGATTCGCACCACGAAGCCGACGGTTTTTAACAACAGCCCCGCCTCGACCGCGTCGATGATCGCCTTCTCCTCGCCGTCCCACATGATCGTGATGACTTTCAGGCCCAGCGCCTTGAGCTTCATGAGCTTGCCGAGCTGGGAGTCTTCGCTACCATGCGACAGGTGCTTGCCAAAGCTACCTACCGGGACGATGTCACGCAGGTGCATGTCGGCGTCGAGCGCGATCTTTACGGCCGCTACGTCGAACACACCCTCGCCGATGACGATGTGCTCAGCGCCGACGGCATTGTGTCCGTTGTAAAGGTGGGTTCCGGTGGACGAGAAGCCAGGTGGGAACAGATACTTCTTATCTGCCTCGCCAGTGATGTCGCGCCCCTGGAACGAGACAAGCTCGCCATCCAGGTCGAATATAGGAATGATGACCCGGTTGGTGTAGTCCTGAGAACGTGGACGGCCTTCTTCGTCGATGTAGTCAAACTTGCCTCGCGTGGAGAACCGCAGCGCGAAATACGCTGCGATGCTGCCGGTGATGTTGCGGTTGTCCAGGTATTTCAGGTTCCGGCCGTTGTGCGGCAGCGCAATCGACTCCGGCAGGGCCAGCTCGGTCGAGTTGGTGTTCACCGCCATTGCCGCCTTGCGCGGCGGGCGCCACCCCTGCTCCCGAGCCACCTGCTTGATGTGTTCGATAGCGTCACGCGCGGGCAGGCCCAGCGAGGCGCTGATGAACTTCCATTTGTTGAACTTCGTCTCGCAGTCGCCGTGAAAGCAGTTCCCCAGTCCGGTCGCCGTGTTCAGGTAGACCTTGTAGTTGGAATTGCCGCACACCGGGCACTCCTTGACGTTCAGCTGAGCGCCCGAGCTGCCGCGGGTGTGGCGATAACGCACACCCTCGCGGTCGAGCCAGGCTTCGATGTCGAGCGTGTCGATCGCCTCCTGGAGTTCGGCGTTGCGGTCGGCGCTCATGACTCGTCCTGGCAGTGGTCGAGCGCGGCGCCGATGGCGTTTTCAATCTTTGCGCCGAACGTATCGCCGCAAAAATCATCCAGGCATGCGCCGACGTTCGGCAGGTAAAGTCGAACGCCGCCGGCGCCGCGCTCCAGCTCGATGTGCAGATCACACCCGTTCGGCAGCACTTCGCAAGCGCGCTCGATTGCCTTGCCAATTTCCAGCCAGCGTTCTTCTTGCGGAGTCATGTTCTGCCCTGTTATTTACCAGTGATCAGAATACGCAGCGCACGCAGAATGCGGTTCTTCGGATAGCGACTTGCCTGAACCAATTCCTCGACCAGCTCCGGCACTTTCAGGGCCAGCACGCTGCCGCTAATGCTGCCGTCGTCGCACACGTAGGCTTCGTGCCCGATGGCTTGACCGCAACGCACGATCAGGCCGCGGTAAAAGTCCGCGTCGCGGTGCATCTGCGCTGCCGAATCCATCCAGCCGTCACGCTCGCGCCCGGTTGCGGCCAGGCGCTGGCTCAGAATGTCGATGTCGAGGCCGCGCTCGTCAAGCTCGTCCTTCATTTCGGCGATCACCCCTTCCGCTTCATCACGCAGGACCAGACCGGCAAAGAAGACGCCGGCCGACTCGTTGGTGGTGCCGCCCTGAGCGCTCAGGATCACCAGCGGGTCGCCCTCGGGTCGCGCCAGGGTCATGCGGTAGCCAACGGTCGTCAGCGCAGGGGCGGCAGAATTGACTTGCTCTGCCGGTGCTTGGGCCACGTCTTGCGGCAGGTCGTTCAAATTGCTCATTACTCGATCCTTACGATGCTGGAGATGAATTTCATCTTCGCCAGCTCTTGTTTAATGAAAATCGTAAAACCGCCTTCCTGATTTCGGGAGGCTGCGAAATACAATCGGGCTTCGCCTGCGGCACGCTCCTCGTCGGTCACGTTGATGGAAATCATGATGTCCACCGTTCGCACCTTGTTGAAGTCGTCCGCGACGTGTTCTGCTTTTGCCACCGTCGACTTGAAGCCTTCGCGGTTGGTCTGCGTAGCGGTCAGCATTGCCACGTTTTCTTCGGATGCGATCGCGCGCAGGGCCAAGTAGATACCCTTGCTGTTCTCGATCGAGTCCTGGGTGCGGTGATCCGGCGCCATAATGTCGGCGTAGTCGACCACGATCAGGTCGAACTGGACGGCCGGGCGCATCGAGCCGTTCGCCATCAGGGCCGGCGACTTGTATTTCTCGATCAGGGCGCGCAGCATCGTCGGCGTCAGGGTGCCGGACGGGTATTCGGCAATCTTGAGCGCACCAGCGCGCGGCATCAGCGCCTTGATCTTGCCGGCGACATCGTGCATCCGGTCCATCAGCTGCCTCACTTCGGTGTCCGACATCGTCGCGTCAAGACGCTCGGAGATAATCTTGGCCGAAACTTCGCAGGTCACATAGAGCACGTTCTTGCCGGCCAGGGAGGCAGCTTTCGCGAAGTTCAGCAGCGCCGTCGTCTTACCCGACTTTGCGCCACCGAGGATCACGGACAGCTCTTTCTTGCCCCAGCCCTTGTGATACAGGAGGTCGTTGATCTGCGTGTGGCCGGTGGTAATCCCGGTGGCCGGCATCAGGCCCATCTTGCGGTCATTCCGCTCGTGAGTGCGCTCCTCGATCTTGTCGAAGTAGTCGTATTCCTCGCCGTTCAGGTTCAAGCCCACGTCACAGGCGGCCTTGATCTTTTCGCGGATCTTGGTGAACTGCTTCTTCTCCAGCAGGTCGACCGACTCCAGGATCGTCGCGGCCATTGCCTGATGCTGCGCGAACTCGGCGACCCGCTCAGCGATCGCATTGCCATCGGACAGGTCAACGCTGCCGCCGGCGCTCAGGTCGGCAAAGATCGTCCTGAACGCATCAACGGCAGGCTGCTTAATGTCGCTACGGATGATCTTGTTCTTCAAGTCTTCCGCAAACAGGGTCTTGGCGATCACCGCCGTCGGCACCGAGCTGTATTTGTCGTAATAGCGCAGGGCGATGTTCACCATCGCCGCCTCGCCAGCGTTTTCGAAGTAGTCCGGCTTGATCAGGTGCGCGGTCTTGCGCATGAAGTCCAAGTTCCGGACTGCATGGGTCGCTACTTTGGTCTGAAACTCGGCATCGAATTCGAACTTGTCGGCGCCGAGCAGCACTTCCGGCGCCGAAGCGGGTTCGTAAGTGCCGCCCGACATCGAGGCGCCGACCATTGCGACGACCGTGTCTTCGGCTATCTGCAATGCGGCATCACTCATGCGGACTGTCCTTCGGTCGAGTTGGTGTCGGCAGTCACGACGCGCGGCGCGGTGGTCGTGTGGAACTCGCTGATGTCGTGCTTGAAGATGACGCGGTCGGTGGTGGAACCGTCACCGTTCGTGGTGCGCAGCGTGATCGTGTATTTGTCGCTATGTTTCAGCTTGCCCTTGTAGATTTTGGCATCGCACTTCTCGACGACAACATCGGCATTGGACAGCTCCAGGGCCTTCAGGAACGCTTCGTGGCCTTTAAGCGGCGGGCGCTTGCTGTCGCTGGCGTTGCGCGTCGCAGGGCGCGTCTGGTGGCCGCTGTAGGGCTTCACGACATGCAGCGTGCGACGGGGTGCGCCTTCTTCGTCAGCCATTTGACGGGCGTCCGCAATCTGTTGGGCGCGCAGTGCTTCATCGGCTGATGGGGTGCGGTTAGCAAACATTTAATTTCTCCGATTGGGTTTGGGTTAGTGCGAAACTTCGCGACAGGGTTATTATAGTTCAGCGCTGACTTACTATCGCAGGCAAATCTCGATGGCGTCGCTGATTGCCGACGCCGGCAGCTTTGCCAGGGCCGCCTCGATGCGGATCGCGTCGTGCAGGTAGAGCGCGGCGTGGATGCTGAACTTCGGCACCGGGCGCTGCATGATGCGTGCGGTCAGGTGCTCCTCATAGGCCAGCTGGTCGGGCGCACCGACAAACGCGGTCGCCGTATAGCGTGGCGATCGCGCCCACTGGATCTTCGCGCGGCACTCCATCTCCCACAGGTTCGTGACGTGGACGATCAGCTCGTCATTGCTTGCCACATGGGCGGGCCGCGGTGGTTGCTTCCAGCCGTTGTCGCAGCACCAGTTCATCGCCTCGCGGCAGAAGAAGTCATATCGGATGCCAAGTTCGTCGATCCGCTGACGGAGCTTCCAGAACGACTTCACTTCGCGGCATGCCATCACGTCTTTGCCCTTGAAGGCGGCCATGAAGCGCTTCTTTGTGTCGAAGCATTGGCCCATCATGTCGCCGTAGGCCCGGTTGAAGTGGTGGGCCAGCAGATAGGTCGCCAGGGTCGGGTGCATAGGGCGGTAATCGAACCACTTATATTTATACAGTCGCGTGTCTGCGGCGAGCAGCTTCCGGTCGATCTTCGCAATCGCGAGCACGTCGCAGCTTTGGAGGTCGAGCGCGGCGCCGAAGAAGGGGCCGTGCGTCTGTTCGATTTCGGTGGGTGTTGGGTGTGTCATTGGGCGTGCCTCGTATTCCCTTAAATACATAGATTCTTAATTACATACATCTTAGTTAGAACTTATAGAAGACCACTGGCGGCCCCAAGTTCATTCCCCAAGTGGAATGGAACCAACCGGCCCCACTCCAGGTGCGTCATCTATCGTTGGAGGATCGGATTGATGCGGCTTGGTGCCGGCGCCTCATACGCCTCAACCACTTCCTGCACGAAGCCAGAGCGAACGATGTCCTTCTTCTCGAACATCACCACGCGCACGCTTGGAATGTGCATCAGGCGGTTTGCGGCATCGACCAGGCCCGACGCTTCCTTGATGTCCACCTGGGACTCATCGCCGTTGATGACGACCGTGGCGTTCTCACCGATGCGGGTCAGGAACAGCTTCATCTTCTCGGCGGTTGTGTTTTGCGCTTCATCCAGGATCACGAAGGCATTCTTGAAGGTCTTGCCGCGCATGTAGGCGAACGGTTCGCATTTGATGCGACCCTCGCCGATCAGGTATTCGACGAACGAGGCGCCAAGACGCTCCTCCAGGACATCGCGGAAGGGGTCGAAGTAAGGATCGAACTTCTCCTCCTTCTCGCCCGGCAGGAAGCCCAGCTGCTCGCCGCCCGCTTCCACGGCCGGTCGGGTCAGGATGATCTTCTCGACCTTCCGCTCCATCAGCGCTTCGGCGGCCAGGGTGCCGGCGACGAAGGTCTTGCCGGTGCCAGCTGGGCCGAGGCCGAACGTGACGCCGCCTTGGCGCATCGAGGCGGCGTATTTGCGCTGCTTGTCGGTTTTGGCTTCGAAGGGTGCGGCCTTGACGGGCTTCGCGGGAGGCATCGCCTGGGAAAACTGATCTTGGGGATGCGCGCCGTTGCGTTTTGCGTGGCGTTTGGCGCTGCGGTCGGATTGCTTGCTTGACATGGAAAAATCCGCTTCCAGGGTGGTTGGTCGAGCCATAACTATAACTCAGCGCTGACTGATCAAACAATAAGAAGCGGAAGTTTTTTATGCCATTGTCAGGACTTTAACGATGCCCGCGTCGGTCTCGGCCGGCGTGCGGTAGTAGAACTTGCCGCCGCTGACCGCAAAGTCCGTCACCGCCACGTAGTCGTGCGCGGTGGCGCGCGTCTGGGTGTCGATGTGGACGATGTCGAAGCCCATGTGCCACTTCTCACCTTCGCAGTAGGAGGCGCTGCGCTTATGGCCGCAGCCCAGCTGGTGCCACTCGTAGGCGCCGTAGACCGGGGAGAAGTCCGACCAGACCTCATGTTTGTGGTGGTGGCCGTTCACGCCAGGCAGGCCCCAGCTCCGGGCATGCGGGAAGTGGTGGCAGACGAAGGCGTCGAAGTAGATTTTGTAGTTCTGGGCCAGCTGCTTTTCGAAGTCGCGCTTCGTGAAGGCGGCCAGGTCAGCCTTGGCGATGTAGTTGATCTGGAACTCGTCCAGGCCCAACAGCTTCGCCACCGTCCAGCCGTGCAGGTCGGCCAGCACCGCGCGCATGGCTGGCGACTGGTCGGCCAGGTGTCGCAGCATCCGGGCTTCGTGGTTGCCTTCGATGAAGTCGATCTGGGCGTTCGGTGCCGCGGCGCGAATCGGGGCGAAGATGTTCTCGTGGACGAACTTGATACGGCCGACAACGTCCCATTCCCGCGGATCGACGCCATACTTGCCGAATTCAGGCAAATCGAAAATGTCACCATTGAACACAATGATGTCCGGCTGCACGCGCTTGATGGTGTCGATCAGGACGCGCAGGTAGAACGGGTCAATCTCGATGTCGTGCAGGTCCGAACAGACGAGGATGGTCTTGAACCGGCCGGCACGATCGCGGGTGTATTTCACCGCATAGTTTGCCCGGTCGATGTTCAGGTCGCGGTAATGGTCGACTGAGGCGTGCTTAGCAATCTGGCGCTCCAGAGCATGCTGCTGGCGCGACAGCTTCAGGCCCGCCTGGCGCTTGTATTCTTCGAATGTGCCAAAGAATCGGTTCCAGGTGGACTCGGAAATGGCGCTGTGGTTCTTGAAGTAGTTCCTGGTCAGCGAGCGCTCCGGATCTTTGGCCTGCACGCGGCGCAGCTCCTCGATACAGTCTTCGGCCGTCCAGTCTTCCATGAACTTGGCCGTGTCTTCCGACAGCGGGATTTCGGACGTGCTGTTGCGCATGATGATCGCCGGGGTGCTCGGGTCATTGCGATGCACGGCGCGCAGGATCGCGGCCTTGTTGCGCGCGGTCTGGTAGGAGATACCCAGCGCGACCGCCACGTCAGCTACGGTTGGGAAGCCAGTCAGGTCATTCCAGGCGGCGATAAATTCTTTCGGATCTTCTTGGGCCATTGTTCAAGGTGGTGGGTGAAAAGGACAGGCTTATTGGGCCTGCTGCTGCAATTTCTTCGTCACGGCATCGACCAGCTCGTCGTGCCGCTTTGCCAGGGCGCGATACATCTTCGTCACGTCCAGACTGTCACTGACCAGGGCCGACAGGTCGATGGTGGAGGCGTCGTCGTCCTTGGCCTGGGATTCAACCGCCAGGGCCGGGAGAGGCTGGCTTTTCACCATGGCCGAGGACGGTGGAATCCAGGCCGGCCCCTTGCCGGGCGGCGTTGAGCAGCCGGACAGTGCCAACATCAAGCACAAGACCGCCGCCAGCGGGACAGCCCACTTGAGCCAGGGATTCTCCGGCGGCTTCGGAGTGGTTGTTCGGCTGCTGACCGTAAAGGCCATCGACATTGCGAGAATTTGGGCTTGCATTCTTGCTCTCCTGCTTCGGTTGGTATTTAGTGACGCGCGCGGCGGCCACTTCCTTGATGTGGTCGATCTGGGCGCCGTCAGCGATCACAGCGCCCTCCAGTGCCGTGCTCCGCTTCACGGACTCGACCACATTCGTGGCGGTCTGCTGGGCGTCTTTGCGCAGCTCCGTGACCTGTTGCGCGTCCGTGAACTTGGTCTTTGTGTAGAAACCGCCGCCGAACCCGACCGCGAGGGCCAGGACGACAGCGGCAATCAGGGATTGGATGCTCATGCTGCACCTGTCAGGCAAAGGTCACGTTCAGCAGCGCGGCGCTTGGACAAGCCAGGCAGCGACACCATGATTCCGCCCACGCTTGCCTTGTCCCAGCGCGGGAGCTGGTTGCAGGCCCCGATCAGATCGCCCTTGTAGAGCATGCGTGCGGCGGTGGATTGGGCTCGGTTGCACGCGACGTTAGGACCGATGTTGTAGGCCGCGTCAGCGAAGGCGGCCAGAACCGGAGCCGGCAGGCCCGGTGCGCAGCTCTCCACCTGGTTGATGGCGCGCTGCATGTCGTTCGTGAGCAGCGCCTTGCATTCGCCGAGGTTATATTCGCGCTTGGCGACCACATCAGATCCGGTGTGGCCGTAGCAGACGGTGAGAATGCCAGGTGGGTCGTAGTATGCGAACTGCCGTAGCCCCTCCGCCGGCATGGCGATCGCGGTAGCCAGAGCCGCCGCGAGGACTGTTCGCCTAGCTGGGGCGGCCATCAGTTAGCGAATTGCTTGATGATTTGGCTGCCCAGATAGATGACACCACCACCGAACGCACCCCACATGACCTTCATGGTCTTGGTGACGCCGTCGACGGTGGATTCAAACTTTACCTGCTCCAGCTCCACGGCATTGACCTTGTCTTCGACCTTCTCGACACGGTTGGCGATTTTTTCGATGGCAACATTTGCTGCCAGGTTGCGTTCTTCCAGCACCGACAGCTTGGTCAGTGCTTCGGCCATCTTGGTGATGGCGCCACGCATTTCGCGCATGTCAGTGCGCAGTTCTTCCATTTGCAAGTCGAAAGCGGTTTGGCTCGGCATTTCAAATCCTTCGTAATGATTCGTGTCGTTCATGTCGATCCTTCGTCACTCGCTCGCAAAGGTTAATGGATGGAATTCTAGCAGGAATTCGCTATTTTGGTAAGTCATTGCTGACTTATTTTTGTTGTTAAACGCCGGCCGATTTTGCACAGTGGTCTTCCTCCAGGCTGTCGAGCAGTTTGCAGAGGATGCAGCCCCAGCGGCGCCCCTCCCCTCTCGCCCGGTTCGCCCGCGAGCTGATCGTCTCGTCCTCGCTGCCGCCAGTCGCCGCGTTAGCCAGCTGGTCATGTGCGACGGCAAGGCGCCAGGCCCGCGGCGAACCGACGACGATGGCGACCAGCATCCAGGTTGCCGATACAACGCTGGCAACCAGACACACCAGCCAAATCGCGAGGAGGATTACACGATTCATGTCGCCATCTGATCAGGCCAAAATGGT